CTGTCTCAGCGAGAGCGGACAGGAGGGAGCGGATTGACGTGATCGGGTGCTGCATCGCAATACCCATCGACCGCTGCGCCGTCGTCAACGCATAGGCTCCGCCGAGCACAAGGGCCTGCTTCGCATAGTAGCCGGCCAAAATACCACCGGCTGTCAGGAAAGCGCCGGCCAGCTTGGCGATCCACTGTGCGGCGGGGTTCTGTACGAGGTTCGCGAGGACTTGAACGAGACCCGTGAGGGAACCGAGCATGTCGCCGATACCGGAGTTCGTAGACCGGCCGATCTCCGCCTTCAGATTCGACCAGGCGTTCTTCAACATCTCCAGCTTGCCGGCCGTGGTGGATGCTATCTGGTTGTACTGGTCATTGAGCGTCTTCGAGTCGTTGTATCCCGATTCGGCATCGCGCATCGTCTGTTCAAGTGTCTTGTGCGCCTCGGCCAGACGGAGGATCGTCGGGACGTCACGGGACGCTTTGATGCCCAGATCTTTGAGCACACCGATAGCTCCCTGCCCCTGATTCTTCAGCCCGGCGATGAACTTGACGAAGATGTCAGAGAACTTCGACGTGCCCCACGCGGACTGGACTTCCTGTGCGGAGACCCCCGCCACGCGTGCGAACAGGTTGAGCTCGTCTCCGCCGCCCCTGATGGCCTTCTGCATCTGCGTGAACATACGCGTGATGACGCCCCGGGAGAGTTCGGGCGCGACGCCGATTGACGCCAAGGCACCGGACAGGCCGACCACCTGGTATTCGGTCATGCCGGCGAACTTGCCCATGGCGGAGATCTGCGTCGAGGTGTTGGCGATCTGGGATTCCGTCGCAGCAGAGTTGACGCCGACCTTCAGGATCGAAGAGGCGATGTTGTCGAAGTTCTGGCCGGTCGTTCCCATGATCGTCTGGAAACGCGCGATCGTCTCACCCGACTTGTCGAGCGAAAGGTCGGTGGTCGCCGAGAGCTTAGCGACCGTCTCGGTGAAGTCTGTGATGGACTCTTTAGCGACGCCCAACTGGCCACCGAGTGCTGCGATGTTCGACAAGTCCTTGAAGTTCGTTGTCGTCACCGAGGCGGCCATTTGCTCCAGTTTGCCGCGTAGCTCGTCCGCCGACTTTCCTGCGATGTCATTGGTACGTTTCACCTGTGCGAAGGCTGACTCGTACTCCATTGACTCTTTGACTACCGTAGAGAAGGCGCCGAAGGCGGTCTTCGAAATGTTCTGCATAACGGCGGCCACGTCGTAGAGGGCGTAGCGCATGTTGGATATGCGCGACTTCGCCTCTTCTGCGGCCCGGCCTGCCCTGTCGAAGCCCTCTCCGGCTTCCCTGCCGCCTCGGCCTGCTCCGTCCAGGCCTTTGCCGATGTCGGCGCCAACTACCTTGCCCTTGATATTGTCGAGGGCTTGTGCGATAGTGTTGATGGATTCCGCAGCCTCGTGGAGTTCGGACGTACCCTGTACGTTGAACTCAATAGTCTGCTTGATATCAGGCATCACTCACTCCTGTTGTAGTAGTCCATCCTCGTGGGCAGGTCTCGCTCCGCATAGTCCGGCATGTACGGCGTCATCACAGTGTCCTTGCCCCATTTCTGCTTGTCCTCGTAGGGGGGCGGATCGGTGGCGCGGTGTGTGCTGACCCAATCATGCATCATCCTTGCTTTAGTAGCATAGCATGTTCTATCTTCTGCGCGCCATGCTATATCAGGGTCGTTCGAATGACACAGCCAGATAGGGTTACCGCACTTCTGACATGTCTCGTCCTTAACCGTCTTATAAGCCAGCACAAGCTTATAATCCAACTCCGTCCAATGCCCGAAAGGGTCAGGCTGGTTATAAATGACGGCGGTGGGCCTCATGTGCAGGTCCACCGCCGTCCTAACCATCGAAAGAGCGCCACTCCCCCCTTTTTCTTGGAGGGCGTCTATCAGAAATCCACCGTCACCGCGTTGTCATAGTCGGCAGAAGCCCCCAGAAGGTTCATCGCCGTGACAAGCAAACCAAGATACTGCTCACCAGGCAGAGCGTTCAGGATCTTCCGGATCTCATCTGAGTTGAACCGCCGCTCGTCCACGTTTCCCTCAGCGTCCTCGATCTTATACAGCGTCTTCGACAGAAGCGCTAGGTAGGCTTCCGACACACGCTTCGTCTTGTTCTTTGTCTTATCCGCGCTCTCGATACCGAGCATCAGCTCTTCGCGCACATCGGCGGTCACCGACTGGAGGTGGAATGTCAGCTTCGAAGCGTCACGCCGCTTCACCGCTTCTTTAATCACGTCAGCGTCGGCCTGCTCTTTGATGAGCCTCTCGACATCCTGCACCGCCTCGGCGTCAAGGTACACGACCTTCTCAGCCTTCGGCGCCTTGGATCGAGACAGCACCTCGAAAATGTCCATATTTGAAATCCTCTCTGTTAAGCGTTAGGGTAACGTCGTAAACAAGAATAGCACAGGGCGGAGAGGAGACGCCCTGTGCTATTCGGTATGGTGTGCGTGTTACGCCACCGTCACCTTGACGGTCACATTCGCACAAGCGGGATGGCTGACGATAACGTCAGCACTGCCCGTCTTCAAGCCAGTCACCACACCGAGCGGGCTGACTGTAACCGTTGACGTGTCCTTCGACAGGTAGGAACACACGGAACGCGCCTGATGGCCGTGAATCTTCGGCAGGATCGGCCGGTGTTCGTTGAGGGACACCGTAAGATTTTCCGTGTCGGTGATCGCCGTCGTGCTGTCCTTGAAGATGCCATTGACTGCCAGCTGGCCCTGCTGCAGGAACGACACCGTGTAACGGGTCGGGTTGTCGCCCTCCAGCGTGTTCTTATACGTGGACTCGATCATGAGGAACGCGCAGTACCACTGGCCGGCAGCGATGGGCTCGCGGCCCTTCAGAACACCCCGCACAACCAGAACGAGGTCTACGCGGGTCTTCTTGAACATGTTCCACGCCTTCGCGTAGATCGAGTTCGCGTCGTCGGGGTTCGTCGGGTAGTACATGGTGAGAGAGCCCTCGTACTGCGCGGCGCCGCGAGAAGAAGAACCGGCGGCGTCGAGCAGCGACAGAGACGACTGCTCCTTCGACGCCTTAGCGGCGGGGATCGTCGTGTCGTCCCAGTTGATCGCGTCGCCGATAGCCACCGCAGAGTTCATTTCCTCCACGGTGATGCAGTTGATGTCCTTCACTGACGCCTTGGGCAGAACCCAGACGTTGACGTGCTCATTGGAGAGTACTTTCTTATCCATTATGCGGCCACCTTCTCGTTGAGGACGAACGCGCCGTTCTGCAGGAAGTTCGGCTCGTACTTGATGAAGCCGTTCGACTCATACCCGTCGACTGGGTAGTCGGTCTGGAAGCGGTAGATGCTGAACACGTCCCCGACCTCGAACGGCTTGTTCGGACGCTTGCCGATACGTTCCACGATGAACAACGTGATGTCCGGCTTCATCGTGATGTCACGGATCATGTTGAACACGCCCTGGTCGTCCACGCTTTCGTCTCGGAGCGCAGTGAACTTGCCCTCGTACTTGGCGAGGGTCGGGTTCTCTACCTCAGAGATGTCGCAGATCGTCCGGGTCGTGTCGGTGTCCGGGTCAGTCTCGCCGAGCGAGTATCCATCCAGGATCGCACACGACACATTGAACACCAGGTTACGCGGGTTGTCGGTCGCACTGAACTGTGCGTTGAGTTCCGCCGCCGTAGGATGCTGCCAGTCAGCGAATGCCTCAGGAGCGGCGAAGAGAATAGTCACGTTGCCGCGAAGCATGCGAACTTCGTTAGCCACTGTGCTTCCCCCTTTTCTCGTTGTCGTTGTCAATGAAACAGTCGCTACAAGGCTCTTCCTCGGTTATCGGTACGAGTGTGCCGAAGAACTGAGCGAAGTCATCCGGGTACGTTCCGACGTCCCCGGTGTTCGTGTCTTTGTAGAGGCCCATATGCACCATCCTATCAAATACGGTTTTTGAGGTTCGTGATAAAGGAGCAGTAGAGCTCGTAGCCGCACTGCACCACCTTGTGGTTGGTCCCGGCGTAATTCAAGCCCTGGCCGCCGTGGACCGTGATCCCGCCGCTGTTGTCCGGCTCGAAACCGACCAGGCCCCACAGGATACGCTCCCCGATCTCGCGGGCATGCTGTGCGGTGAGTGCTCGCACATGGCACAGGAAGAACACTCGGTAGCCGTCGTTGAGCTGAGAGACGATGCTCGTCGCCTGGCTGATATGCCCGGGAGTGCCGAACACGACCGCAATATACGGCATCTTCTGGCCTTCGTCGAAGTCGGGCAGGGCCACCTCTTCGCACACGCGATTGGCAGGCACTTCGGAGAGCTCGCGGATCTTCGCCATAATGTCGTCGATATACTTGGCCATCTTCTACCTCCCCCACTTCCATATGCGGCGAGTCTCCGTGTAGACCTCTTTACTGGTCTTCTCGGCGAGCTTCACCTGCTTCTCCACTTTCTCCAGGGCTTTCATGCCCCACACTCTATCATCGCCGTACTCCTGTCCGAGGATATAGTCGTGGTCCCAGCCGCCGTCGAACTTGTTGGATCCTTCAATCCACCCGTACTCGACCGTCACATTGTCTGGGACGATGACGCTTACGCTGTCGTGCATGTGCCCCGTCCAAATACGACCTATCTTCCCGGGTACAAGAGCAGACGGAGTCTTCTCAATCGTGTCCTGCAGCGCCGGCGGGATCTCCTCCGACAGCTTGTCGATGACGTTGGCGAATAGGTCGTATTCTCTGAAGTCCTGAATGCGTTTGGCATACTTCGTGAACTTGTTGGCTCCGATTTTTGTGCGGATTTTCATACCTACACCTCGGCCTTGTTCATCGGCGTGTTGCAGATGATCGTTCGCTCGAACGACTGAGACGCATCCACCAAGGACGCCACTGTCATCAGATAACCCACCATGTGCGGGGTGTCTTGTGTCTTCACCACCCTGATCCTGGCGGCCATCGGAATGTTCAGCGACATCGTCGAACGGGGCAGTTGTACGCGCACACGGTTAGTCGTCTGAGGCGCGATTTGGTCGTTCGCTACCTCAGGTTGGCGTATCGGCTGTATACGCGCTTTCCCAGAATATATGACTGCGCCATAATCATAGCTGTCAGTCTTAGCGTCGTATTTGATGTTCTTGCCATCGAAGATCGTCACCTCATCGACCATATAGCGTTCGACGCGTTTTGCCGCCATCGCCAAGCGGCCTTCAGAGATACCGGCCAAGGAAATCCCTCGCTCTCTCGAACGCGTCGTCCCCCTTCATCGGAACGAGAACGAGCCCCTCGCCGTTCTCCAGCGCATCCCCCTGTGCGTCATATTTATCAGCCAGAGCGAGTAGCGCCTCGATGTTCTTGTCCCCACCGGATAGCGTGAAGTCGTCCGCTTTGACGTTCTCGACCCCGCCCTCCGACACGAGCTTCGCAGCATAGGCGCGCAGAGCGGCAGCTGCAGCCTTGAACACATTCGTGTACAACCCGCACAGCCGTTCGAGCAACTTAACGTCCAGGTCGATACCGGGTAGGAAGAGCTTCAGCTCGTCCACAGTTATCTTCGCCACGTCGGCTCCTTTCCGCTGCAGGAAACCCCGCCCCTTGTGAGGGCGGGGTTTCCATCCTTGTCGGGTATCGTTATTAGGCGCCCGCACCGCTGGAGGCCAGAGTGCCCTCCGGAGCAATGAAAGCGGACTTGACGAGGTGGCGAATCTTCGTCCGGTACGCATCGTTATCGAACGAGCCGTCCAGCTCGGAGCTGTTCGTAGTCTTCTCGACGAAGATCTTCGGCGCAGTCTCGCCCTCAAGGAACACGTTCACGATGTTCTTACGGGGCATCGAGTTCTTCGGAGGAAGGAGGAACCAGCACTTGTCGGCGTAATCGCCGGCGATGAGCGCGAGCTCGGGGACCTCGAAGACATTCGCGACCTTCCCGGACACCGTGTTCCCCATCACCTGGGTCTCGGTGCCGTTCTGGCGGCGGATCTCGACGACCTTCATGATCTGCTCGGCGCGGCTGGCGAGAGCCGGGGGGACGATCAGGTTGAACTTCGTCGGCATGATGATCCGGCGGCCGTTGTACTTGGTGGTGGCCAGCTGTGCGAAAGCCTTCTCAAGCGCCTCGATGCTCAGCTCGGGGTTGCCCGCCAGGACGTTCTTGTTGGCGGCCTTGAAGTTGGTCGTGTTCAGACCAGTGGGCTGAACGAGCTGCAGGGCAGCCTCGATCGACTCCTGGTTGGCTGCGCGGCGTCCCAGCTCCTTCGTGATACGGGGGATCAGGCCCCAGTCGGCGCCGTAGCGCTTCAGCGTCTCCCAGGAGAGCGGGATCTGGACACCGGCCTTCGCCAGCTTCAGCTTGAACTGCTCTGCCTTCAGACCGAGGATCGGGTATTCGCCGAGCTCGCCGACAGCGGGCAGCCCCTGTGCGACATAACCCTTACCTTCCTTGCGCACGGGGATATTGTCATCCGTGAAATCGAAGCTGAAGTAGGGAACCGTCTCGAAGTCGGGGGTCTCAAGAGTGTCCGCCCATTCGCGCCAGTTCGACGGGACCTGCTGGTACTCGCCCTGCATGATCTTGTTCATGGTCGGGCCGAGGTTGACCGGAAGGTCAGAGGTCGAGATGGCCTCGCTCAGATCCTTACGGGCCGAATTGCGCACACGAATATCATCGGCGTGAAGCGCCTTGTGCAGAAGGATACCCGCCTTGTAGGCTTCCCTCGCGTTGATTGCCATGTAGATATCCTCCTTAGAGCCAAGCCTGGGTGAGCTTGACGGCGTACTTGGTAGATGCGCTCGACAGCGGGTTGAGCACAAAGCCCACCACGATCTTGCCCTTCGGGTCGGCCGCGACCTCGGGCTTAGCCGCCTTTCCGGTTTCGGTGGCGCCGTCAATCGTCACGATATCCCCGGCCTTGATGGATCCGTCCAGACCGAGGTGTGCGATGCCTTCGAAGGCGAGCGTCGAATAGAAGTTGTTGTCTTCCTTGGGCGTGGCGGAGGTGAGAGCAACGGCCCCGACCTTGCCAACGGCGACGACGTCGCCCGACTTGACTGCGGCATCGACCTGGACCTCGTAGGTGTCCCCGCCCTTGACGTGATTCTGTGCCATGTGTGTATCCTCCTTACCAGGTCAGCTTGGCGAATTCGGCTTCGAAGTCGTCGGCGCTCTTACCGGAAGGCACATGCTCGGGGGCGAAGCCGCCCGACAGGCTCTCGCGGATGGATTCGACGAGCTTGGTCTCGCGGTCCAGGATCGCCTTCGCGTCATAGCCGCGGGCGATAGCCTCGGCAACCCGCACACGGGAAACCTCGGGAAGGTCGGAGTCGGTGAGAGCAAGGATGGCCTCCTTAGCCTTCTTGGCCTTATCCTCCTCTTCCTCCTTGGCCTTCTTGGCGTCCTCTTCGTCCTCTTCGTCCTTCTTCTTGGCCTTATCGGCGAGAGCTTCGACGAGAGCGGAGAGCTTGGTGTCCAGGGCTTCGAGAGCTTCCTTGAACTCAGTGTCCATTCTCTTCCTTTCGGAATTGTGATTGTTGCTGTTACCCATAATAGCATTTCCTTTTTTGAACGACTCCAGTGCCTCGACGAGGCGCCCGCCAGCGCCCGGAACTGTGACGAAATCCACGGAATTAACGGGCGACGGTATGAAAGACTCTATCACAGGCGGCGTGGGCTCACCTGCCGTCACGAGGTCGTCATCCTGCACCAGCGTCGCACCGCAGTGAATCGACACGCCGATGATGTCAGCCACCTGCTCGATAAACGGCGCCCACTGCTCAACCACCTCGACCGTCGCATACATGCCCGGCTCGGGGTCGTCCCTCCAGTAAGGCGTCTCGGCGATGACAGCAGCCAGCTTCGTCAACGTGCCCTCAGGGCGCTCGTCCGACTCCGCATCGGTCGCATGGTCAATGTACATGTGCGTGCCGACGGGGAACGCCTCGGCGAAACTACCCTGCAGCGCCTCCTTCGTATACACACCGGTAGAGCCCTGACCCTCCGTTATGAGCCGCACAAGCCACTTGCGCGTCCCCTTAATGGGCTTGAGGACGCTGGTGTTCGTGCTCTCACTTATCTTCATCTTCGGTGTCTCCTTGATTGAATCCGCCGGGAACGGCTCCCTGATTGCCCTGACGTGCTACAGGGTCGCGCACAGCACCGCCGTCGTCCCCACCAGACACATTACCATTTTTCAAAAAAGCGTTCGGCTCAGGCAGCTCATCACCGTGGATATCGGGCACAGCCAGAAGGTTCAACACCGCTTGACGGTACTCATCCTGATGGATCGCGCCCGTCGACATAGAGGTAGCAAGCGACTGCAACGCCCTGTAGGTCGGGTCCTGTTCGATCGACGGGAACTTAATGTCCACATCCTTCACCGACGGATCCACGTCCATCATCACCTGTTTGAAGAAGTCCCGCCACTTGCGCTGCTCCAGCTTGAAGCCGTTGATCGTCGGCCGATCCAGCGTCGTCGCAGCCCCGTACGAGCCGCCCGTCGCGCCAGGAGACGACAGCAGAGCGATCACCGGGATCCCGAACGAGGCAGCCACAAGCGCAGCTAACGGCTGGCCGTTCCCGTAGTTGACCTGTGCGCTCGGGACGCCCACACCAGCTAAGGATTGGTTAGGCCCCAAGCTCGCCGTAGCTCCGACCACGTCTCCGCGATTCGAGATCTCTACAGCCGACTGCCGTTTGCCCTGGTTGTTGCTGTTGACGATTGCCCATGCGATCTTCGACAACGCCTTAGACAGCCTAGCGCTGTCGCGCAGGTAGCCCGAGTAGGCGACGCTCCACAGGGCGGCCGCCAGTGAATCCGGCGCACCGAACGCATGTCCCGCATGCCTGCCCGACGACAGAATGTACACGACGTAGTTGCCGTTCACTTCGTAGGCTGTGTTCGGCGGCTTCCTCAACCGCTGTACGCTCCGCCTATACTCGGCGGTCGGGAACCACTGACTGATCGTGTTCTGCCCGTCCGGGGTCCATGTGCGACGCACATACTTCACGACGGACGAATCGAACGAATCCCGGACGATCTCCTCGATCTCCTCCACCGGCACCAGCGTCAGCTTGTCGGTGTGCACCTCGCGGAACAGGAACACATTCCCCGCACAGAACCGCTCCAGGTTCAGGCTCTCCATCGCCGAGGCGGAGAACAGCGTCCTCTGCGCCGACTCCGACTTGATGAACTTGTCCAGCTTCGAAGACGTGTCGCTGAACACCAAGTCGTCGCCGAAAATGTAGCTGGTCCTCAGCTGTGCGCCACGCTTATGCAGCGGGTGGTCCCTGGCCATGTCCCTCAGGCCGCGCACAACCTCATGGATGAAAGCAAGCGTCAGGCCCTTGTCGTCGGCGTAGCTGACCCAGTTGGCACCCTCGTCGAGGAGGTAGGACCTCTGCGCCTCGTTGATGAACGCAATACCATCGTCGCTAAACGAGTATGCGGTTGAATCCAAAACTCTCCCCCATTTCCATTAGGTAGCTATCTTCGTCGTCATCCATCATGTCACCCGCGTCGGAGAACACGGTCTCCTGTTGGACGGCGTCCCGTATGTTCTGGTCCGTTATAGCAGCGTACACTGCGGCGTCTGCCAAGTCGGGCGACTTGCCGACGTCCTTCTTCAACTTGTCCTTCGAGTCCAAAACGAGCCCGCCGGACATCGTGTTATACGAATAGCCGACGGACAGCAGCTCGTCGTGCAA